CCATCGCCTGCGCGGCCGCCTCGGCACGCGCCTTCATCATCCCCATGATGGAAGAGACGACCCCGAAGCCGACCGCCACGATGGACGCCGCAACCCCCACGCCGCCCAGTACGGTTGTGAACTTGCTAAACGTCGTCTGGGCCGCTGCGGCGATGGGGGCGCTCTTGCCCACCGCTGCGTTCGCTGCGGCCAGTCCATACATCGACACGGTCGCCGCCTCCGCTTGGGCAACCGTGGACCCCAACGCCAACTGAGCGGCCATGTACGCCCGCGCCAGATTTACCGTCTCCACCGACACGGCGGCGGTCGCCACCCCTTGTAGGGCCAGCGCCCCCGTCGTCTTCGTCGCCGTCACTCCAACGACCGTCGAGGATGTCGCGGCGCTGCTCATAGTGGAAGACAGGTCCGTGAGGGAATCGTTGGCCCCGTCCGCACCCTGCGCGACACTACCGAGCCCCGCGAACATCGGCGCGACCACGCGCACGGCGTTCGTCATCGCGCCCGTAAGCGTGCCCCACACGCCCTTGAACACCTTGCCTACACCGACCACGACGGCGAGCGCAGCCGCAACCTGAAGCACCGGCTTGGGGACCTTGTTGATGGTATCGACGAAGCCCTTGACCGTGAGTGCGATGGCCGAAACGATAGGAGCCAGCCCCTGGCCTATCGTTATCTTCAGCTCGTTCAGAGAGTTCTTGAACTGCGCTATCGCCACCGACGCCGTGAACTGCACCTGCCTCGCGAACCCACCCACACCCTTCGTCAGCCCCGCCGCAACCGCCGCGAAGTTGTCGGCCCCCTTCACGACCCCCGTCATCTGAATCCCCAACATCGACAAGGCCCTCGTGGAGCCTCCCAACGCGCGCGTGACCTTCATCGTCGCCGACTGAAGGTCGAGCCCGTACTTGGACGCGAGGTCAGCGATGAGCGGGGTCAATGACTTGATGCGGTCGGCCGTGAGGTTCTGCTGACCGAGCATCGCGATGGTCGAAGTAACCGCCTGCTCGCTGAACGCCGTGTAGGAGGAGATGGATTTCGAGTAGTCCTCCCATGCCGCCGAGCTTGTCGTTGCCATGTCGGCGTTGTTCTTCAGCGCGTCGTTCAACTTGGTCGTTACGCGGAAAGCAGCCTCCTGCGCGGCGACGGTCGACTGCACGAACTTGATGACGGCGAGAGCCATGACGCCTCGGTAGGCCGCCGACAACGCCTTGACACCCGCCGATGCCTTCTGAGCGGACGCGCCCGCTTGTTCCGTCGCGGTCCCCATCTGCTTGAAGGAGGCCGCCGCCGCGTTGTTCTGAGAGATAAGGTTGGAGGCGTTGACGGCGTAGGAGAAGACGACCTCGTCCGCAGTAGCCACTACGCTCCACCGCCCGACGCGTTACCCGGACACACGTCCACTAGCCCATCCCCATCGTCCCGCCCCGGTTGGTGCGTTGTTCGATTTCACGTTGCTGGTCCTCCCACGCGACGACTTTGTAATACCCGGCCCACTCGGTCAGCTCCCAAGACGCCATCTCGCGCGAGAGTTGCCCCACCGTCATGTGGAGTTCTCGCGCGAGGTCGAAGACGAATCTCCATGTCGAGTCCTTCAGGAACCTTCCCCCGCGTCATCAACTCCCGTCGGGCCGAGACCCGAGAGGCGCACCGCGACCTGAGCGAGCCTCTCGACGGGACCCGATGACTTCTCGTTCAACCACTCCAACGCGTCCTCACCGAACACCGGGTCGCCGGTCTCCGGGTCGTACACCGACGCGACGAGGAGCGTCGGGTAGAAGTTCTCGTTGATACCATCTTCTTCGTTCTCCACGCGCCACTCGCGCGCGAGACGCAACCGCTCGCCGACGGGCAAGGCGCGCACCTGGATGGTGACGCCCCACTCCGGCAGCTCGACTAGCTCCCTGGTCAAGTCCTCTGCGAGGCGGATGCGCTCGCTGAGCGAACCGTGCCCGTTCCCATCCATGTTCCCCTCCCCTTCGTTGCGCCTTACGGTGTGCGCGTCACGTTCAGGTTTCCAGCGAAGTCAGCCGTGAAGCTCACGACATCGTTGACCGGAGACGAGACGCTGTAACTCGTGATGAACATGCCCGGCGATGTCGTCCCCGCCGTGTTGCCGACCATGTCGTAGCTCGGAGAAGCTGTGCCGTTCGGCCGGTACTGCATCGCCACGGCGTTGGTTAGGCCGATGAGGCCCGACAGATAGAAGTCCACAGCCGAGGCCGCGCCATCCCACATCCCTCCGATGGAGAAGCTGATGTTCGGAAAGCCCGCCAGATAGCTCCGCGCGTTCGAGCCGAACGCGGTCGTTTCTGCCGTGTCCATCGTGCGCGGGAAGCTCGCCGCGTTCATCCACGATGAGATGTCTGTCGGCGTTGTCCCCGCTCCCGCGATGCCCGTCTTGAACACCGCGTTGCGGCCATGAACGAATGACGCCATTCCATCTCTCCCTTCCCTAGAACTTGCTTGCGCCGACGATGAAGGTGTAGCCGCCGGTCGCGCCCCCGGTCACCGTGAATGAAACGCCGAGCCACTGCCGGACGGTGCCCTGGAACTGGATGGTCTGCCCGCTGAGGACCCCGAAGCCGACGTTGGTGAACACCGGAGCGCCCGAGATGGCCGCGTAGGTGATGCCGTCAGCGGAGTCCTGAACAGAGATGTCGATGCTCCCAGCGTTGCGGTTGTTCGCCGTCATGTGCAGGGTCGCCGTGAACCCACCCGTCGAGGAAGCGACGAAGTCCGCCTCGTTCGGGGTCGTGTTCGGGTTCGCGACCGACGCCGCCGCTGCCACGACGTTGCACAAGATGCGCCCCGACCCCATGCGCGCGGAGTAGGTCAAGTCACTCGACACCGAAACCACATCGTTCACCGGAGATGAAACGTTGTAGCTCGACAAGAACGCCGGACAGACGAAGCAGCGGTCCCCCACCGCGACGGTCGCGTTCTGTCCGGGAACGATGGTGAGAGGCGATGCGGTCGTCGCACCCACAAGTCCCGCGAGGATGGGGTCGATGGCTGCGGCCGTGCCGTCGAACATCCCCGCAAGGTTCGTGGTCCCCCCGGGGAAGCTCGACAGGTAGCTCCGAGCGTTGGACCCGTAGGCCGTCGTCTCGGCCGTGTCCATCGTCTGCTGGAAGTTCGAGTTGTTCAGCCAGCTCGACACGTCGTACTTATCGAGCAGGACATGGGAGTTGCGCCCGTGCCAGAAGGTCGGCAACTAGCTCACCTCCTTCGGCTTCGAGGACTTGATGATGGTTACCGCCCCGCCAAGCTCCAGCGCCGCTACATCGCTGTCCTGCATGTCGGTGAGCGTGTCGCCCGGAGCGGCGTCCTTGCGCAGCCCGGCCACCATGTTCTCGGTCGTGGCCTCTACGCCCTCGGGCCAGTAGCTGAAACCGTACTCATCCCCAACCTTGACTTTCGTCGCCACCCCTACCCGCCTTTCCGGCGGCCCACGACGAAACATCGGGGTGGCCTCCGGGGACGCTTATCGGTCCGCTTGGGAGCCCGATGGTCCGCGCGGGACGCTCAGCTCGATTCTTGGTCGAGCGTAGGCGTCGAGGGTGACTGAACAGCCCCCCTGGTGTTCACGGTGTGGCATCGCGGACAGCGCAGCGACCAGGGGCGTCCGAGGTAGTCCGCGAACCTCCGCCCGCAGTGCTCGCAGCGAGGGGCCCAGTCGACCTTGACCCCCTCGCCATAAAGGTCAGACGGTGATGATGTCATCTCTGGGGTTCGGCACGGAGGAACCGCAGGACAAGCAGATGGTCGTTTCGTGACCCATCGTCTGGATGAACCGATGCGACTTCTCCGGGTGCTGACAGGTCTTCGGGTCCTCGGTGCCGAGGACCTCCGGCTCCGATTCGGGGGACGCCTTCGTGATGGCGGGTTTCAGCTCCAGGTGGCGCTTCAGCTCCGCGACGATGCCCTCCATGGCAGCGATGAGCCCGAGCACCGTGCCGCGCTCCTTCTCGTTCATGTAACTAACTCACCACCTTCATGCACTCCGCGTTGAACGCCACGAGCGCGTTCGAGTTCTCGTCCCGACCCATCAGGAAGGGGGACTGGAGCACGCGCACGCGCAGATACAGCGTGGAGGACAGGGTCTGGTTCGCGACCGCGTTCAGGGTGTCCCACGCGAGCTTGGCTTTGGAGCGCGCGGTCAAGTAGACATCCGAGCGCGAGACGACTTGGATGCGCGGCCGCTCGTGCGCCGTCGAGGAGAAGACCTCCGTTGGCGGGGCTCCGGCGTACTCGTAGACCACTACCGCGTTGGTGGGCGCATCGGGCAGGTACGCGACGAACAGGTTCGTACCCGAAGTGCCCACGCCCGCAGACGCGAGTAGCGCCGCGACCTCCTCTAGCACGCTCATCCGATGAGCCTTTCCATCACGGCCGCCGCGAGGCGCTCGCTCATCCCCTCCACCGCCTCAACGGCGGGCTGCTCCAGATATTTCGCCTGCGTCGGCGGCTCATGGAAGGCGGTCAGGTCCTCGTGCACGACCAGAGCGTAGTCCTCCGCCGCGCCGCCGTAGCCGATGCTCACCTCCACCGTTGTGCCGTCAACGATGGGCCCCTCAACCATGCCCGAAGACTTCAGCGCGCCCGTGTCGACCGGTACCAGCTCCTGGGACGCGATGAACACGTCGTTCACCTCCAGGTACAGCTCGGTCTCCAGCGCCTGCATAACGCCTTGGGGTACCGCGCCTAGACGCGCGATGACCTCCTTCAAGCCAGTCACCTTCAACGTGAGGTAGGCGTCGGTCATAAGAGTGAGAGCACCTCATGCGACGGGCCGACCTCGTCGTAGTGGACCGCGACCGTAACGATGCTCGGCGTGCGCCCGTCGGGCAGCGTGATGAAGTCGGTCGTCAAGGTGCCGTACACGTCGTCGAGATAGACCGTCGTCGAGGAGACGAGCCGCTGACCCGAACTGTCATACACGAGCCGCATCGTCTCCTCGATGCGACACGTTCGCTCCGCCGCCGCGCCATAGCTCTGCTCCCCATAGGTGTTCAGGGAGGCGCGCGGCTGGATGCTCACGGTTTGCAGCATCATCTCGCGAAGGATGGGGTCGATGCTCACCTCTAGCCCCCAACGGTGCCCGTGCCCGGATTGTCCATCTGCCCGAGCTTGAAGAGCGGATGGTTCAGGGTCGTATCCGCCTCCCGAGCCTCCTTCTCCGCGACCGTCTGCGCGGTGTAGATGGGCGTCGGCACGCTGGTCGTCTGCTCCGCGAGCGTCGCGAGGGAGGCCGCGAGGTCCCTGTACTGCGACTGGCGCTCGCCCATCGAGATGGAGAGCCCGCCGACGGACTTCGTGACTTCCCGCGCGTACTTCGCCGCGAGGTTTCGACACGCGTGCGATGCGGCGAGGTAGACGTTGGTCTCCTGCAACAGGAGCCAATCTATCTCCTCATCCTGAAGCTGGGTGTCGTCTGGGTTGGTATCCCCGATGAGGAACCGTACAGCGTCCTTCGACGAGGCGGCTGGATAGGCATATTCCCAGGTCAAGGCGCATGCACCCCCGATTTACGGAACACGATGTACCCGTCCGCGATGACGTCCCACGCGCCCGCGTTCGAGCGCGCGAGCCCGTAGAAGTACTTGCCCGCCTTCAGGACCTTGGTATCGGCCGAGGGGAACTGCACGAGGACCTTCCCCGCGCTCGGGGCCCCGGTGATGTTCGCGGGTTCGGTCAGCACCAGGGTCGCGTGATAGGGCGTGAGGCGCATCTCCCACAAGAACGTCCAGCCGGTGATGTCCACCACGGAGACCCCGTCGGTGGTGACCGTCCAGGTAAGCGCCTTGTCCTCTCCGCAGAAGACCTCCGCCGTCGTGTCGATGTTCGCCGTAACGGTTCCTGCCATGGTCGAATCGTACCCCCTCGGTCGGACTGTTCTAGTGCGCTCCCCGCTCCACTCCCGGGTCCTTCAACGCGATGAGGCCCACACCCGGGTCCTTGAGCGCCGTTTCACTCGCTCCCGGGTCCTTGAGCGCGATGAGGCCCACGACGGTTGCGAACACACCCGAAGGCGGGTGCAGCGCGGTCTCGGAGATGTAGCTCTGGTAATCCTCCGGCTCGACGGGCGGCGGGATAGCAACGTCGAAGATGGAGGCGATAGCCGCCTGCACCAGCTCGATGAGCACCTCCAGCGGCGCATCCTCGGGTCGGTGGAACCAGGAGTAGACGAACCCGTCATCCTCCTCCGGCAGGCGGGTGGGCCAATCCACCAGCTCGCCGTAGTGCGGCTGAGCGGCGAGAAGCTCCGGCACGGCCGCTTCCGGCGGCACGAGGAACGACACGTCCAGCGTCGCGTCGTTCGCGTAGTCGGTGGTCTCCTCGGCGATGTAGACGTCGAAGCTGTCATCGAATCCCGGCTGCGCGCCGATGAGTTCGGGGACCACCGCACCCGGCGGCCACTCTGTCGGCGTGTCGAGCGGCGTCTGTGTTTGGTAATCATCCGTCTCCGCCGGGATGAACGCGCTCGGGTCCTGCGCATCGAAGCTCGGCTGCGCGGCCTGTAGCAGCTCATCCGACAGGGGGGCTTCAGCGAGGAAAGAGACATCCAGGGCCGCGTCATTCTCGTAATCGGTCGTCTGCTCCGCGTCCCAGCCCCACTCCCCGAAGTGGGGCTGCGCGGCGAGCAGCTCCGCCGATGCGACCTCGGGCGGCGCGACGTAGGAGATATCCAGCGTCGTGTCGTTGGCGTAATCGGTCGTCTCCGCGCCGATGTAGGCCGAGAAGTCATCCGCGAACGAGGGCTGCGCCGCCTGGGCCTCCGCATCCGTCGGGGGCGGTGGATACAGGTGCGGGACCTCCAGCGCGGTGTCGTTCTGGTAGTCAGTCGTCTCGACGGGCGTGAGCGTGAACTGGTCGTGCTCCGAGAAGGTGGGCTGTGCCGCGATGAGCGCTTCGAGCGGAACTACCGGCGGCGCGGTGTAAGACACGTCCACCGACGTCGACGGGTCGTAGTCCGTCGTCTCGACGGGGACGTAGGTAGCGAAGTCGTCGCCGTAGTGCGGTTGAGCGGCGATGAGTTCGGGGACAAGAACCTCGGGCGGGACGAGGGACCACCCCAGCTCCAGCGCGGTGTCGTTCGCGTAATCGGTGGTCTCGACCGGGACATAGGTAGCGAGGTCGTCGCCGTAGTGGGGCTGGGCGGCGAACGTCTCGACCGGCTCTGCGGCGGCCGACGGTGCGATGAACACAGCCGCATCTGCCGCCGAGTCGTTGGAGTAGTCCTCGGTCCGCTCAGCGTCCCATCCCCACTCGCCGAAGTGAGGCTGCGCCGCCACAAGCTCGGTGAGCGGAACCTCGGGTGGAGCGACGTAAGACGCGTCGAGCGTCGCCTCCTGCTGGTAGTCGGTCGTCTCGACGGGGACGTAGGTCTCGAAGTTGTCACCGAAGTGGGGCTGAGCCGCCATCAGCTCGGTGAACGGCACCTCCGGCGGCGCGGCCCACTCATTCTGTTCAGTGCTTTGATAATCGGTGGTCTCTTCGGGGATGTACGTGGCGTAGTCGTCGCCGTAATGGGGCTGGGCCGCGATGAGTTCAGGGACGACCACCTCCGGCGGAGCGAGCCACTCGTTCTGCTCCGTGCTCTGGTAATCGGTCGTTTCGACCGACGTCAGGGTGTCGTGGTCGTGCTCGTTCCATCCCGGCTGCGCGGCGTGCGTCTCGTCCGGCTCGACCCCGGCCACGATGCCGAAGAACGAGGCGACGTCGATGGTCGAGTCGTTGGCGTAGTCGTCAGTCTCGGCATCAGGCCAGAAGACTTCACCCCAATGCGGCTGCGCCGCAAGCAGTTCCGGTACGACCACCTCCGGCGGAGCGAGCCACTCGTTCTGCTCCGTGCTCTGGTAATCGGTCGTCTCCTCCGGCACATAGGCCGCGAAGTCCTCACCGAAGTGCGGCTGTGCCGCGAGCACCTCGGGAGGGGCGATGATAGCGGACGGGGTTGTGTCGAGGGTGCTGTCGTTCGCGTAGTTCTCGGTCTCCTCAGCCAGCCAGATGTATTCCCCGAAGTGGGGTTGGGCGGCTAGGAGTTCTGGAACGACGGCGGCGGGCGGCGCGGTCCACTCGTTCTGTTCAGGACCGGGCTGGTAGTCCTCGGTCTCTTGGACAGGCCAGAGGTACTCGCCGTAATGCGGTTGGGCAGCGAACGTGGAATCGGGTTCGGAAGGGACAAAGAGCGCAAGGAGTGGTGCTGTTACATCGAGCGCCTGGTCGGGGAAGCCGTAGACATTCGCGTACCAGTCCTCGTCGAGCCCCGAGCCGAACTGATAGTCCTCCGCGTAGTCCTGCGACGCTTGAACGTCATCGGGTGCGGGAGGCCCGACGAAGACCGCAGGCCAACTGTCGAGCGTCGTCTGGGAATCCGCGATGGTGCCGGACCAGAACGCCTGGATATCTTGGTCGTCCTGGTCCACCTGCGTGATGTACCAGCCGTCCAGGCCGATAGCCGCAGCGAACTCCGCGCCCAAGGGCGGGGTCGACGATAGTTCGGCCGGGGCCTCAGCGCCCCAGAACCACGTCACTTACGCCACCTTGCGAACAACCGCGTCGAACGCGCGGTCGGTACCCGCTATCTTCTGGAGGGTGAACGTCCAACCGTTCATCAAGATGAACGTCGGCGTGACGAACACCTCCGTCTGGACGCCGAGCAGGTCCCACGAGGCGAACCGCTTCTGAGCGCCACCCGTAGCCTCGACCTTCTCGTAGCCCTTGATGCGGAACTGGTCGGCCTTCAGCATGGTGCTCGCGTCAACCCAGAGTTGATACACGCCTGCGGTCGTCTCCAGCGTCGTGCTGTTGATGGTGAAGGACTCGTTCTGCGTGATGGCCCACTCGGTCACGCCGATGGTTACACCGTCCAGCTCGAACGGTTCGGTGATTGCCATGTCGCCTCCTCAACTGACCGCGTAGATGAGCCCATCGTAGTCGCTGTCGTTCGTGCCGCTGTTACTCGCCAGCATCGTCAGCCGCGTGCCGGAAGGCACGTCGCGGTACGCGCAGTATGGGGGATTAGGCCCGGACTGATGCTCGCTCGTATCGGTGCCGTTCCACCAAGTACCGATGCGCTCCTCGACCGATGCACCGATGCCGATGCCGATGTTCTGAGCACGAGCGGTCATAGCGGAGTCAACGGAACACTGGAACCCCGGCAGGAACGCGAAGTGGTCGGCCGACGTGCTCGCCGTCATCTCCGTGATGGACGCCGTGCCGCCCGAAGCTGTCGGCGTGACGGCCTGACCGCGAGCGTTGTTTATCTGCGTGCCGTACGTCGTCACCCTAGAACCGGTGCGCCATGGCGGAACGCCTCCCCCGTACAGTTCGATGATGCACCCGGCAGTGATGCTGACCTTCACGCTCGCCAGCGTTGCAGCGATGCGTAAGCCTTCCGGGATGTGGAGCGGGAAGATGTACGACCTGAAGTTGCCCTCACTGGGACCGCCCGCGATGAGCGCGGCGATAAGAACGTCGTCCGTCGCACCACCGACCAGGATGTCAACGCACGACTCGGTCGCGCCGGAGCCGGTGCCGGTGCCGTTGATGTGGATACCGATGCCCCACGAGTCCCGGATGTTGTTGCCAGACGTAATCATCTCCGTCACAGCGCCGTCGAGCAGCGTGGTCGCGTTGCTGATGAGGTTCCCCGGCGTGGCGGCTCCCACGAGGCCCGCATTGGTTACGACGCTAGGGGCCCAGCCCCGGACCGTTGCCAGCGGCATTACGTCGCCCCCTTAGCTGACCGCATAGATGAGCCCGTCATAAGCGCCGTCGTTCGAGCCGCTGTTACTCGCCAGCATCGTCAGCCGTGTGCCTGACGCGACATCTCGGAACGCGCAGTGTGGCGGGTGCGGCCCGGCCTGGCTCTCGGACGCTGCGGTGCCAAACGCCCAAGTGCCGACGCGCTCCTCGACCGATGCGCCAGCGGCGATGGCGATGTTGAACACCCTGCCGCTCATCGTCGTGTCGGTCGAACACTGGAAGCCGGGGAGGAACGCGAAGTGGTCCGCTGAGGTGCTCGCCGTCATCTCGGTGATGGACGAGGTGCCCCCGGAGGCCGTCGGGACGACGGCCTGACCGCGAGCGTTGTTTATCTGGGTGCCGTATGTCGTGACCTTGCTGCCGGTACGCCACGGCGGAACGCCCCCGCCGTACAGTTCGATGATGCAACCGGCAGTGATGCCGGTTCGCACACTTGCCAACACCGCAGCGATACGCAGGCCCGACGGGATGTGGAGCGGGAACAAGAAGCTTCGGTAGTGGGAAAGAGTGGGACCGCCCACAAGCAGCGCGGAGATGAGCGTGTCGTCCGTCGCGCCGCCCACGAGGATGTCAACAGCCGACTCGCTCGCCGTAGTGCCCGCACCGACGGCGCTGATGTGGATACCGATGCCCCACGAGTCCCGGATGTTGTTGCCAGACGTAATCATCTCCGTCACAGCGCCGTCGAGCAGCGTGGTCGCGTTGCTGGGTAGGCCGAGTCCGGGTGTGCCCGAGCCCACGATGCCCACGTTGGTGATGACGCTAGGGGCCCAGCCCCGGGCTACCGCCAGTGGCATGGCCCCTCCTACTCGCCGTTATCGCGAACGGGGCTCAGCTTCTCCCTCTTCACCAACTCGGGCGGGTGCAGCAGCACCGGAGGGGATTCGCGCCACGGTGCCCACCCATCAGGCTCATCCATGGCGTCGAGCGAACGCGCGACGACATCCTCCAGGTGCCTCATGCAGAATCCCATCCGCACCCACTTACGCGCCGGGAGCTTCGCGAGTAGGCGGGAGTACCAGTCGAGCTGCGGCGGGGAGTCGTCAACGAACATCTCCACCGAGCCGTAGATGGGGTCGGTACAGGGCTGAACACCGCATCCGGCGAACGGGGCGCGGACGAACGCTACGGGCTCGGGACGAAACCCTCCCCCGTAGCGTTTCTCGTCCAGCGTCTTGCCCCGAAGAGGGTTCACGCCGCCGGTGGCTTCCTCGGGTTGCCCCGCTTGCCCCTGCACCCCGGGCAGGTCACGACTTTCGGGTCGCCCGTGTTGAGCATCCCCTCCACCGACCCGACACGCTTCCCGCAGATGGTCTCCCAGTGCGGGTCCTGGCCGTCGTCGCCGAACGAGGGGGCCTCCGACGTTCGGTGGACCAGCCGCTCAGCCATGCTAGTCACTACCTACTAATCTTCGGCCCAGTAAAGGGTCCCGCCGTAGATGTCGGTGTCCGTACCGACCGTCTTCTGCAACGTGAGCCTGGTGGTTCCCGTCGCGAACGGCTCGACGCCGGGCGGGTACCACAGGATGTAGGTCCCCACCCGGTCGAACCCAACGTCGGTCACCGTCGCACCAGCCGTCGGCTCGGCCGTGTAGGTCGAGTGCGCGGCGGCGGATGGGTTCGGCGAGTTGTTATCGAGCCGGGTGTTCGCCGTAGTGATGGGCGTGTTCGCCTCGGTGCCGACGGTCGTACGGTTCAGGACGAACCGTAGTCCGGCTGCCGATGTTGCCGCAGTGTTGCCGATGTGGAAGCCGCGAATCCTGCAACGCACGGTTGCGGCCACGATGCCCACCTGAGACTTCGGTGCGGCGGCTCCTGCCGTAGCGTTTACTGCCGCGAATGCTGCTCCTGCCATGACTTATCCCTCCTTCTACGGGTCGAGCGCTGCCGCGATAACGGCGAGCGTCGGGTCGACGGGTTGCGCGATGTACTCGCGTTTGATGATGGTCCCTTCCGAATCCCGGACGATGAGTTCATCGCCCGTGACCTCCGTACTCGTCTCGGCCATCAGTCCTCCCTCACGAACAGAGTGCCCGACAGGTTCGCGGCGGCTGAAGACTGGAACGTGAGCAGGTTGCCAGCGGTTGTGGAATGCAGCCCCTCGCCGAGTTCGAGCACGAGCGGGGTGTTAGCGGCGAGCAGCGGCACCACGAAGATGGTCGAGCCCGCCGTACCGTCGCGCACGGTGATGGACGCTGACGCTGAGAGTGCGATAGCCATGCCGGTAAGCCGGAAGCGCTTCCCGGCGGTGGTCGTATGCACCGTCGCCTCCGTGCCGATAGCGGTCGCGGTGAAGAAGTCCGATGCAGGACCGCCCGCGAATGCTCCGCCGCTCGTCGCCATCAGCTACTCCGTGAGGTCGAACCAGAGGTAGTTGAAGGTCGTCGCGGCCGCGTCCTGGCTCGCGGTGCCCTGCGTCGCGCGCAGCGTCACGGTGTTGGCCGAGACCTGCACGACCGCCCAGAGCACGTCTGCGGCGACGGCTGTCGCCGGAGCCATGATGACGAGGTCCCCCGCCGCTACTCCAGTGATGGTCACCGCGACCTCCACGATGTCGCCCACGGTTGCCGTGGCGGCGGGGAAATCGACCGAGATGGTTCCGGCGGTGATACCCCAGATGGCGGAGCCCCTCGTGGCGTTGACCTGTAGAGCGTCGAGCACGCCGATGCCGCCGGGAACCCCGGCGACCTGTCCTCGTGATGGCATAAGTTAGGCCCCCTTCTTGGTGGTGCGCTTCGCTGTGGACTTCTTCGCTGCGGGCTTCTTCGCCGACGGCTTCACCACTCTCAGCTTCGCCGGAGCGCTGGCCGGGCCATCATCGTCGGCAGCCAGAACGATGCGCCCCTCGTCCAGGAGCACGTCGCGCTCGTGATTCGCAAGACCGACACCGATGATGTCGTCGCCCTTCTTGAACTCCACCCCGCCGTAGACCCCGTCTTCAGCCGCTCGTAGCATCGACCGTCTCCTTCGCCTTGCGCGCGCGCGAGGGCTCGGGCTTGGGCGTGGGCTCCGCGTAGATGACTTCCTTGACGTAGCCCTCGTTCACCCACGCTCGGAGCGAACGCCAATCCCAGGTCTCCGCCTCGGGGACCATCTCGCCCCGCTCGCGGTACACCGGGTCACCGTTCTCGTCGGTCCCCATGTAGAGCCGTCGTTCCGCTCGGTACGCCATACTCCATTCCTCCCCGAGTAGGGGCCCCGAAGGGCCCCACCCGACTCCCTCTTAGGCGACCGCCGCCAGGAACATCTGCCCCAACTCGGGAGCAACCTGCTTCAGCGAGAAGGCCATCTCACCTTCGACTCGGTCGGCGTTCAACTGCTCCATGCGGAAGGTCTTGATGCGCGAGCCCATGATTCCGGCCCCCGTGTAGCCGGTCCACGAGAACGTGTATCCGGCGGACGGCTGCATCAGTCCGGGGTTGGAGGGCGAGTACAGGAGCAGCGCGTTCTTCCCGAACACGAACGACGTCGCCTCCGTCTGACCTTCTGCGTTGGTCGACGCCACGCCGTAGGACACGACGACCTTGTCGATTTCGCACAGGGAGGCGAGCAGGTCCGTGGAGACCTCGCCACGCTGCGTGTACTTCACGCGGTCGAGGAACTCCGGGTGGTCCTGCAACACACGCCATACGTGCGCACTCAGGACCAAGACGTTCGGGCGGTAGCCCGTCTTCTCAGCCATCAGGATGCGCTGCTTGCGGAGGTCCTCGATGGGCGTCGAGCCCGCCGCGTCCCACTGCTTGAACTGGTTCGCGCCCGGCGCTCCAGCGACCCCGGTGAGGTTCGCACCGTTCCCGCCGGTCCAGCCCGAGCCCGTCACGAAATACTGGGCGGCCCACAGGAGGTCCCGCTTCAGCAGGAGCTGTGTGGTCACCCACATCGTGGCGTCGCGGTCCATCGAAATGACTGAGTCCGCGTTGGCCCGAATCTGGTCATCCACGTCCTTGTGGATGGCATACACCACGGCCGCGTACGAGTCCGTGGACAGGTGCCAGCCGCCTCCGGCTGACTCGGTGCCAGGCGCTCGGACCTCGGCCTCGGAACGGTACCAGTCGTCCCGCTGGTACTTGAAATACAGGTTCGACTGCTGCGGCACGGGGATGTTGGGGAACACTTGGTCCGCGACGAAGTTCGACTGCTGCTGCGCCCATGCGACCGAGATGTTGGTCAGAGGGACGTTGACATGAACGTCACTGGCAGTTGGTGTGGGCATCTACTCACGCTCCTTCCGTTGACTCGGTCACGAAACGGGATTCGGTCCGGGGTTGATGCAGTCGATGATGGCCTTGAACACGTCGCCGCTCGCATTGCTCTGCAGCGCCTGACCGAGGATGAACTCGGTCGGGCCGGTCCCCAGAGCCTGCGCAGCGATGGCGGTCCCGTTCGATGAACGGATACGACCCGTCACCCCTCCGGCGGTGATGGTGCCCCCCGAGAGCATCTTCGTGACGCCCGTCACTCGCACGGTCGCGGCCTGCCCCGAGGTGGGCTTGTTCTGCAGGACTCCGATGGGAACGTCCGTCGCCGCAGCGATGAGGACGGCCGCACCGTTCGCGTCCAGCTTCACGCCCTTGAACTGATGCGTGCTCAGGTCCGCGCCCGCGATGAGCGTGATGTCGTTGGAGAAGTTGTCAGCAGCCATCAGGCTTTCGCCTCCTTCTCACGCAGCGACTCCGCGTAGAGCTTCGCGCCCTCTTCGGTCTCCAAGACCTTCGAGTACGCGCCCGCGTAGTCCGTGTCCGACGCCTTGGACATGTGGTCCTTGGCGAGTGCATCCAGTCGGTTCTCCGCACCGCTCGTCGCGGGCAAGGACTTGCCGATACTGGAGAACAACGCCGAGTTGGCCGCGAGCGTCTCCGCTCCATCGAGCACCTTCTCGACCCCCGCTGCGACCTCCGGGTCGAGCTTGCGAAGCTTCTGCAAGGTCGCACCGAAATCCGCTGCGTCGAGCCCGACATGCGACCAGCTCTTCGCCTTCGCGATGGCCTCGGCCGTCTCCTTCTCCGCGACCATGGTCTCGACCGACTGCTGAAGCTCCTCGCGCTGCGAGCGCTCGGTCTTCAGCAGGGTCCGCACGGCCTCGGGCACGCTCTTCAACAGCTCGTCTTCCGTCCCAGCGGGCTCGGTCTTCGCGCCGATGCTCTCGATGGCCTTGAGGACCTCTTCCGGGGCCTCGGCCTTCTCCAGGAACTCGCGGACGATGTCCGGCAGTTCGTTGCTCATCTCTCCTCCTTCTCTCTTGCTCGTCCCACGCTTGGTGACTACATCTCCGAGCGCCTTGTACAACGCCTGCAAACGCGACACGCGCGCCTGCACCGACTCGGTCGACTTCTTCATCCCGGCCCCGCAATCGGGGCAGTACGAATCGGCCGACGGTACGGTCGCCCCACAACTCGGGCACGTCTTCGTCGCCGCCTTCAGCAGTTCCTCGACTTCGGGGGTAAGCCCGTTGTCGGCGCTCTTCATCAGCAACCACCCCTCTTCAAGATGGGCAGGATGGTCCACGCCGGAGGTTTCCCCGACGTCGAGGTCGTCTAAGCGTCCAGCCATGCTCACCATCCTGATTCGTGAGGGTGACGGAACCGCCCCATAGCGCGCGTGAACTTGCGCACCCGGGAGGTTGAGACAAGCGTCTCGTTCCGGTAAGATGTAGGTGGAGGTAGCGGCCATGACCAAGCAGAACTCGAAACTCGCATCGGCCCGCGCCTGGTGGCGGCTGGCTCAGAAGGCCAGCTACGCGGGCAACGACCGACAGGCCGAGCGATACCGCAACATAGCCGAGCAGAAGTACCGCGCATACCTGCGCCAGAAGCAGTTCACCGACAAGCTCATGGAGCAGCAGGAGCACCGACTGGAGAAACACCGCGAAGTCCGACGCCAGAACAGACTGGAGGAACCATGACCTACAAGCTCTATGTAATGACAAGCGAAGGTGGCCGATGGGTCACCAACGGGCTCAAGTTCGACACGGTCGAGGAGACGCTCGCGGCCGGGCGCGACCTCTTCGGTCGCTGGATGCTCGTGACCGACTTCATCGTGGTCGAATCCGATGGAGAAGACGCGCCCACCGACGAGGCCGGACTCGCGGCTCGGGGAATCCTGGGGAGGCGCTGATGAGGGTCTACACCGTCATCCGCACCAACGTCCGCACCTACTTCGTGGAGCAGGTCGGCAACTGGCCGTCGGAGGTCTACCGCGAGGTGGAGCTGCGCGGCGAGCGCGTCTTATCGGTCGTGAGCGGGCTACCCCGAGGCGATTA